AGTGGCCAGGTCACTCTATTGGGAAGTGTGGTTCCCCTTTAATCGTCGAACATGGCCGTAAGGCTGTAATAGCAGGAATTCATTCTTGTGGTGATATCCACAGCTTTGTGTCATATGCGTCAGTCATTCGTTTACAGGATATACAAGATGCTGTAGACAAAATTCTTACCAACCGTGACTTTTTCGAGGTGGCCTCAGAAGGCCACATTATGGTGGGACTGGAATCGCCAATTATGAAGTCTCCAGTTCGCCATGAAGACTTGGGATATCTTGACTATTTTGGAAAAGTTCCTGGTAGTGTTAATGTAAATCAGAAATCATCCTTGACTGAAAATCCATTGCGAGATGAATTATTGCAGCCCCTTGAAAATTGTGGCTGGGATACGACTGTAACAACTGGAAAACCACAGATGAGACCACTAGTTAGGAATGGAAAGTACGTCTCTCCATATAATATTGGCTTGGTTAACATGAATAGACAGAAAGTTAGTCTAGATCGAGATATTCTCGATGAATGTATTAATGAATACGTTAATCACATAACCGCTAATATTACAGTGCCGGAGAAATTAAAACCTCTGACGCTTACAGCCGCTATAAATGGGCCTGAGGCTGATGCTTTTATCAGACGAATAGACCCTACCACTGCGGGAGGATTTGGTTTTCCTGGAAAAAAGGGAGACTATCTTCCTCTCTTCGATGTGAAAGACACTTTACGAGTGCCTACCACGGAGTTGAAGCTAGAAGTAGTGAAGATCTTGCAGTGTTATATGAGGGGAGAGATGGTTCATCCTATTAACAAAGTATGTTTAAAAGATGAGCCGCGTCCACTAGACAAGTGCAATGGCAAGACGAGATTATTCTACGCATCGCCACTAGCTGTTTATCTAGTACAACGGATGTTTCTGGCCCCTATTTACAGTCTAATGGTAGAGTTTAATGATGCCTTTGGTACTGCTGTTGGGATAAATATGCACAGTAATGCTGCAGAAGTTTATAACAAGTTAGTGAACATGGGTCCTAATATTATGGAAGGAGACTATGGAAAGTATGACCAGAGTATGCCTACCGATATTGGCTGGGCTGCAGGTTCTATAATCGTCAAACTAGGTACCTTACTTGGTTATAATGAAAAATCGTTGCGAGTCTTGAAAGCTATAATGAGCGATAACTTGTTTTGTTTTTTAATGATCAATTTGGATGTATTCATGATAGCAGGATTACAGCCATCAGGAAAATATGTTACTGCTGAGGACAATTCCTT